CCCGCGCCGCCAGAGCCGCCGACGTAGTTCACGACCGCGCCCATCTGGGTGCCGAGGGCCGACTCCGCGACGGCGCTGAGCCGCTCTGCCACTGCGCTCAACGACGGAGTGATGCCCGCTGTCGCTCTATAGAGGTGGCCGAGCTGGATGTTGCCGTTTTGCAGCGTCGAGATGAGCGTTTGAAGCTCGCCGCCGAGGACATCTTGTGCTGGCAATTGAGGGGCTCCCACCAAACGCCGAAATCGCCGTGCTCGCGCGCGGCGGCGTCAGATCGGGCTGCCCAGCCGGATGCGGGGAAAATACTCTCAAATCAGCGCTTGGCTAGCGCCTTAGTTGCGCCCGTCCGGCGCGAACCGAAATTTGATTCCGCCCAGCCGTACGAATGACCCCGTGTCGTTGCCCTGAATCAGCGCGAAGAAATATCGGCCGCGACAGCGCGGTTCGAAGGCGCCGGTCGCGTTCGTCACGACGAAAGGCCCGTATGGAATCCACGTCTCTTGCGGATCGTCGGGATACTCGGCGGTGAAGAGCGTGATCTGGACCTGTGCGCTGACGGTCTGCGCTTGCTGCCAGCGACGCCAGCGGAAGTCGGGGATGCACAGATCGACGAACACTTTGTCTTCGCCTTCGCTGAGCATGAAGAAGCCGGTCTGGATCATCCAGTTGATCGGCTGACCGTTGGCGTCCGCTCCCATCTCGTGCTGAAAGATCATCGAGTTCGCGCCATCGGCCGTGATCATCGACGAGATCGGATGGCCGAAGATGTTCTGGTCGATCCATGCGGAGACGTTGATCGGCGTCTTGCCGACCATGCCGAGCTGCGGGACCGAGAGCGAATAGTCCCACTCCCCGGTGACCGTATTGTATTTGACCCAGCTGTCGTTCTCGCCGGTCGTCGACGCCTGCGACGGGAAGTGAAAGGTGACCTCGTCGTAGCCTGAGTTCGCCGCGCCCCGAATGTGGGAGAAGTAGAGGTAGTTGCCATTGTTGTCGCGGGCGTTGTTCAAATTCTTGATGATCACGTCCCAGACATCGCATTGGAGCCGCTGAACAGCCCCGTTGGTGTACATCCAGAAGGCGTCGCGGCTCATCCAGAAAACCATGGGGCCGTAGACGGCGATGGCGCCCTTGCCGATGAGTCCGCAGCCTTGCGCGACCTCGTTGAAGCCGAAGACGTTCGGATAGCCGACGTAGGCCATGGCCCAAAGCCCGACGTCGGTCCACAGCATCGCTTGTTGCGGCCCTTGGATGCCGCCGACGATCTTCGAGCCGCGCGTCAGCCGGAATGTCCCGGCCTGATTGCTCACCGATGCGGTCCAAACGTTGTAGTTCGCGTTGTCGCACCACGCGACGAGCATCGGGTCTTGGATCTGCCCCGTGCTCGCGCCGTAAGCGATGATCTGTTGCTCGGGCATGCCGATGAAGAAGCCGGTGACTTGGCTCGGCCCGTTGGCGATTCTCTGCGTGTTCTGGATGCCGCTGGTCGGGTCCCACGCGAACAGCGGGCCGTTCGTCGGGTTGGAGATCAGCTGCGACCCCCAGTTGGCGAGGCTCCAATCGTCGATGGAGACCGAGCCGAATCCCGCCGTCCCGGGCGGCGGCGGATATGGGAGCCCGGTCAATGGGACCGGCTGCGCGCCGGAGCCCCAGCCGCCGACGCCCCAGCCGCCGACGCCCCAACCCGAGTTTGGCAGGAGCGGCGCTTGCGTGACCCAATAGATGATCTGCGGCGCGCCCCCGAGATTACCCTCGTTGGTGGTCCCGACCGTCGGGCACGATTGCTGGGCGAAGATGATGAAGCTGTTCGCGTCGATGACTTCCTGCACCGTGTAGAAGCCAGACAGCGTGATCTGCCCTGGCGCGGTGCCAATCGGCGTCGGCATCGGGATGCTGAAGTACGAGCCCTGCGCGAGCCCGTGAGCGGGGAGCGCGACCGTGACCACTTGGCTGTTCGCCTGGGTCGTGAAGGTCGCGACGCATGGCGCCGCGACAGCGCTGGCCGCCGTCAGCGCGTTGAAGGGCAGTTGAATCGTGTATGTCAGCGCCGTCTCCGCCGACAAGACCGGGAACGCCCCGAAGATGACGATGCCGCCGACCGCGACATGGCATTGAATCTGGACTGAGCTGTAGTTGTTGATCTGGGCGCTCGGGTCGTAGATCTCCACGATTGGCGAGTTCGCCGAGGTCGTGAAGGTCTGCCCCGAAGTGCTCACGGCATACTGCGGCGTGATGGTCTGCTGCGATGGGGTGCCGCTCTGCGTCGGCGCGAAGACATTGAGGCCCGCCGTCCCGGCCGCACCGAGATGGTTAACGAGATTGACGTCCGCCCAGGCGCAAAGTGCGCGCGTGAGGCCCGCGATGGTCTGGCCGCCGGGGCCGCCGGTCGTCCCGAGGTTGGAAAAGAAATTCATCCAGCCGCCGAACTTCTCCGGCTGGCCGCCGCGCCAGCGGATCAGGTTCGACGCGACGACGTTCGCCGACAAGAGCGTCGGGGTCTGCGCCACCTTGACCCCGGGCATGATTTTGACGGTCTGGAACGGCATGGACTCACCCCGCAGCGGGCGACTGCGTGGGCGGCGGCGAGCTGTAAGACGACATCGCCGCCCAGCCGAGAAACCGCTTCCGCATTTCCTCGCTATTCGCCGAACTCAGGAGCGTCTGAAACTGAGTCTCCCAGCTCACCGCGCTGCGCGGGTCGTCGGCCTGCGCGCCGAAGTTATGGCGATAGCCCATCGCCGAGACCATGGCGGCGGCCAGGAAGAGATCCGGCAGCCACTGCGCCAGGAACGTCGTCTGCGTTCCGTCGGCAGGCAGCGCGTTGTAGAGCGGGACCGGCCGACACTTGCCGTGGATCATGAAGAGGTAGGCTTGATCAGGCGCGGGGCCGAAGACGAGCGCCTGATCGCTGAGAGGCGCGAAGCGGGTCGGCCGCCCGAAGACTCCCGGGGCCGGGAAGAGACCGCTGTAGGCCGCGTCAATGTAGTCGACGCTGCAAGGCACGCATGGCTCTCCGCCAGCGGTCGGCGGCAAGCCTGATGGAGGATTCGGCGTCGCATTGGCGGGCTCGATCGTGACGCGCTCGACGATGAGGATTTGCTGCGCCGGAGTCGGGCTCGCGAACGTGGCGAGAGAGGCCGCGAAGCTCTGCGCTCTCGTGTAGGGGGTCATCGGAAACCACTGCCGCGTCTCCGCGTACAGGAGGTCCAGCTCGCGATAGCAGCGGTTCTCGGCGTAATCGATGATTGTGGGCAGGATGGCGACGAAGTTCGGGTCTTTCACGTTGGCGTTGGGCACGACCATTTCGAGCGCGAGCGCGGTCTGAAAGCTGGCGTAGGTGTAGCTCATGCGGTTTCCTTCACACCAATTTCACGGTCGGCGGAATCAGCTTGAAGTACTCCCAGAATGCCTCGCTCTCGTAACGACTGAATAGGTCAGGCGGCAGGATGGTCGTTCGCTCGCGCCTCTTGACGGAGCGGCCGACGTCGTGGAGCCCCGGCGTCCCCAGCCGCCGGTCGAACTCGACCATGTCGTTGCAGGGCTCGATGTTGTTCGGATCGTGAGGGTAAACCTCTTCACCGATGAAGTCGTAGATGGCGGCGAGCGCCTCTAGCGGATCGGAGGTGAGGGTTTCGTAACGCAGAAGGAGCAAGCGATCCGACTGCTCACCATAAGCCGCTTCTCGCAACGCATTGTAGGCGAACCCAAACATGCCAGCAGGAGACGTCAGTCCCTCCACCCGCGAATAAACCGTCCCTGCCGAGTCAAAGCTGAAGATGCTGGAGAGTTCGAAAGGGTTGCGGCGAATGAGGCTCTCGACACTGTCGAGTATCCATGCCGGATTGCGCACGCAGCAGATCATTTTGGCTTCGGGGAAAAGCTCGGCCAGTCCCGGCATTTTTGTCATCCAGCCCCGGTGAGTGTCAAAGATGACGGTCTCGGATGGGGCAGCGTAATAGGCGTCAAACACGGCAGTCAAAAGCCGCTTGCGGATGGCGTTATCGATGAACACCGCGCCTTCGGTCCGCGCGCTGGTCTCATCAAGCATCGAGCGAAAAAGCCCATAGACCGGGCTGCTCATCCCGGCGGAAAAGCGCGGGTTCTGGCGCAGCAACGCTGCCAGTAGAGTTGAGCCGGAGCGGGGCAGGCCAGAGATGAAATGGAGACGGTTGCGCATCGCGCGGCCTACGCCATGATTATTGAGCGGGCGGCGACGAGCGCAATGAGCGGGACATAAGTGAGGATGATTAAGCCAGCGCCGCCAGGGCCAGCGCCCCCGCTTCCACCACCGCCTCCGCCGCCACCTCCGCCGAACTGTCCGCCAGCGCCGCCAGCCTTACCGGCACTTCCTCCTCCGCCACCACTACCGCAGCCGTGCGAGCTATCCCATTGCGTTCCACTGTTTCCGGCCCCTCCCGCAGCACTTCCACCCGGCACCGTGCCATTGTCGGCCGCGCCGCCTGCACCGCCCGGATTGTAGGAAACACCAATGCTGCCGCTGGCGCCGGAGCCATGCGGCCCCGACGCGCCAGCGCCGCCGCCTCCGCCCGCGTTGGCA